TTATTAGCTGCACAAGGATCAAGAAGACTAACGAAAGCAGTCCCTGAACTTGGAAGACGAGCAGTTCAAGCAGGAGTTACTCGTGCAGCAGGTCCTGCCGCAGGAAAAATTGCTTCAAGATTTGTTCCTGGACTTGGAACAGCTTACGGTCTTGTTAGAGGCACACAAGCTGCAATGAGGGGGGATCAACTTGGTGCAGCACTTGGATATGGATCTGCAATTCCTGTTGTTGGTGGAGCATTTGCCGCTGCTGATATTGCTAGAGATGTAATGCCTCAAGAATTGAAGAACAAAATTGCACAAACTGTTGGATATAGAAGAACAGATACTGCTGCTGCTCAAACTAAAAAAGATATAGAAAAACTAAAGGCTAGACCACGCACTTCACCATCACAAGTGTTGAGCACTATGCAAACCAGATCTACAAGACAACAAGCTTCTAAAGCTGGTGTTTATGGAGCAACGCAAGGCTCTGCTATTGTAGGTACTGGTGGTAAAACTACCTTTGACACTAAAAAGAATACTATTACCACTGGTGGCAAAACCGCTGCATTACCTAAGACAAAGGTTCTTCCTGGTGGGGCAGTTGGAGATCTTGCTTACAGAAATGGTAAGCCTGTATACCTTGCTAGAGCTAGCATGGCACAAAGAGGAAACCAAAGTCTTCTAGCAAGACTCTCTAGAGCTACTGGTATTGGTGGTCAGAGACAAAGAGATGCTGCTGCTCTTGCAAAAGAAAGGCAAACAGCAATGGCAAACACTCTGAGATATAGACAGCAACTTGGTATCACTGGCACAGGTGCTTCTATCAATCCAAATAAAAAATAACTTGACTTCCTGACGACCCTGGTGTATAATACTAGGGTCTCTTTTTATCCCTACAACAAGGACGCATGAGTAATGTTAAACTGATTGCAATTACCCAAGGAGCAGGAGAACTTCTGGAGAAGAATGCACAAGAAGTAATCTCGTATGCTGCACGGGTAAGCAATCCAAGTAATCAATTAAATTTTGATACTTCTGCTGGTCTGTTGAAATACTGTATCAAACATCAGCACTGGAGTATCTTTGAACACGCATATATGACTCTGGAGTTGAATACTACTAGGGCTATCGCAGCCCAAGTGCTGCGTCATAGGAGTTTCACATATCAAGAATTTTCGCAACGATATGCTCCCACATCTTTCTTGAACGATATCAAACTTCCTGAACTTCGTCGGCAAGATGATAAGAATCGTCAAAACTCTATTGACGATCTTGATGGTTTTGTAGTTGAAAGACTGCAAAAGCAAATGGAAACCCTGTTTGATTCTGCTCAAGCACTGTATTCTCAGATGCTTGATAGCGGAGTCGCTAAGGAATGTGCTAGGATGGTTCTGCCTCTCTGCACTCCGACTCGTATCTACATGACTGGTTCTGTCAGGTCGTGGATTCATTATATCAATCTTCGATCTGCCAATGGAACCCAAAAAGAACACATGGATCTTGCTCTTGAATGTAAAGATGTATTCACCGAGCAGTTTCCTGACATTGCAAAAGCATTAGAATGGGAGGTGTAAATGCCCACTTATCGATTTAGAAACACTGAAACGGATGAGGTCTTTGAAAAATGGATGTACATGGCTGAGAGGGAACCATTCCTTGAAGCCAATCCAAACCTCGTTCAGATGCCAACCCCACTAAATTCTGTTGGTGAGGTTGGTGACTTCCAAAACAAAACTGATGGTGGATGGAATGAAGTCCTCCACAAGGTCAGCAAAGTCCCAGGCTCCACAGTAAAACCCTACAAGTAAGTACATGGCAAGAAAAAAGCAAGTCTCTCAAGTTGGCATTGGCATGAGTGCTAAGCAACTTCGTCGCAAGAAGCCTATCAACGATGACTTCTTGGTTGATATTGAACCTCTTACAGATAATCAAAGAGTTCTGTTTGACGCTTATAATCGTGGACAAAATCTCTTTGCTTATGGTGCTGCTGGTACAGGTAAAACCTTTATCACTATGTACCTTGCATTGAAAGATGTTCTTAATCCCAATACTCCTTACAACAAACTTTATATTGTAAGGTCATTGGTTGCTACCCGAGAGATTGGTTTTCTTCCTGGAGATCATGACGACAAGGCAGCACTTTACCAGATTCCTTATAAGAACATGGTGAAGTATATGTTCGAGATGCCTGATGATCCTTCGTTTGAAATGCTCTATGGCAATCTCAAGACCCAAGAAACTATTTCGTTCTGGTCTACTTCATTCATTCGTGGTACTACCTTTGATGATGCAATCCTTCTGATTGATGAATGTCAGAACCTGAACTTCCACGAACTTGATTCTATCATCACCCGTGTTGGTGAGAATTGTAAGATCATGTTCTGTGGTGATGCTACTCAAACTGATTTGCAAAAAACTTATGAGAAGAACGGTATCATTGATTTCACCAAAATTCTTATGGCTATGCCTGAGTTTGACTGCATTGAATTTGGTACTGAAGATATTGTCCGATCTGGTTTAGTTAAGTCTTACATCGTTAACAAATTGGCACTAGGATTCTAATGTTTACTCACCTTGATATTGAGTTTCCTGAAATGGAGACAACTTACATCGATGGAAATCGTTATTACCCAACTCCAGTTACAGGGAATCTTTATCCATCAATCACCTCTGTCACTTCTCATTACAACCGCGAAGTCTTCAAAACATGGAGGCAACGTGTTGGTGATGCAGAAGCTGACAGGGTGATTAAAGAGTCTACAACAAGAGGTACTTCTTTCCACAAGTCTGCACAAGACTATCTGGAAAACAAACCAGTGGTGCATGACAATGAAGAAATTGAATTCATGTTTGATGCGGCTAAGCCTTATCTTGATAAGATAAATAATATTCACGCAATTGAAAGGTGTCTATATAGTGATGTGCTTGGCATCGCTGGGCGCGTTGATTGTATTGCTGAATACGAAGGCGAGCTTGCAATCATTGACTTCAAAACATCAAAGAAGATTAAACCCGAAGCTTGGATCCAACAGTATTTTGTCCAAGAAGTTGCATATGCTTGCATGTACTATGAGATGACTCAGAGTGTTGTCAAGAAACTTATTACTATCATGGTAACTCCTGATGGTGAGGTAAAGGTATTTGACAAACGAGACAAAAAGGAGTATATTATATTACTAAAGAAGTACATTAAAACATTTGTAGAGGACAAATTAAAGGAGTATGGAAACAGTAAATGACTTACAAACAGAATTGAAAACTAAATTCCTAAGTCAAGCAAAGTTCTCTAGCGATATTGAAACTTTTGTTAAGACTGGAGGCATCAATTACATTGAAGCAATTGTTCAGTATTGTGATCAAAACAATATTGAACTTGAAAGCGTTCCGAAGCTTCTATCTAAACCCTTGAAAGAAAGGTTGAGGTGTGAGGCTATGGAACTAAACTATCTTCGTCGTTCATCCAAAGCAAAACTTGCGATTTAAAATGACTCCCGTTGATTGCTATAGAACATACTTAGCATTCAAGCAACATTTCTCCAAAGTTAATTACGATTACTTCAAGTACCAAGGCAAAAGTAAGGCATCGCCAGAGGCTTTCTATAAAAGAAAGGACAGGTATTTCTTTGAAAAAATGTCCAGGCAAAAGAGTGATCAAGAAATAAAAGAATACTTTCTTGCAAACTTTATTGAGTGTGACAACCCCCAGAAATTGTGGATTGGTGAAATCATTAACTCTGGAAATGATAATTATGTTAAGTGGAAAACTAGAGCAGAAAAGTTAACTTACAAGTTCAGAGAGGATATATCACATCTATTCGATGATGATAAACTTGATGATGTGCTCAAGTGTAAGGTCGGTAATCACTCCAGACTTCTCAAAGAGCACATGATAAATAAGGTGTCCATTGAGACACTTGTGATTCTTGACATGATCTTGCATTATGTCGATGATTATGATAGACTGTTAGACGATCCCATCTGGGAGTTCTACAGCCTAAAAATTAAAAAGTATCGACCGTTCTTGAACATCGACCCATCAACATTCAAAACGATTTTAAAGGAGAAAATTCTGAATGGAACTGACTGAACAGCAGCAACACTTGAAAGCTTGTGTTGAACAACAACAAACTTTGATTTCTGAAATTCAAAGTCTTCAAGGACAAACTGATGAGAAGCGTTCTCTTGCTTTGAAACTTCAGGGAATTATTGAGTATCTCCAGGGACAAGGAGTAGAACTTCCTAAGGAAGAAGCTTCTGCACCTGTAGAAACTCCTGCGGAAACTAATGAGTGATTTCTTTGATTCGGAAATCGTACAAAAAGAAATAGATCTTATTGGTGCTTTGCAAAAGCGCGTCTATCAAAGCACCATGAATTATTTTGCATATGACTATGAGGAGAAAAAGCACCATATTCAATTGGTGAAAGATCTTATAGACAAGCAAAAAATTCTTCACACAAGACTTTCCTTATCAGACGATCCTGACGCAAAGGAATTAATTGAAAAGATGCTTAAGGCATCAGCAAAGCTCGGTATGCCAAGTCACACGAACATGCGTGAAATATTTGACCACTTGGAATCCGAGATACTGAAACTTGAAGAGCTACTTGACAAAGAGCAGTAGCTCTGCTAGATTACCAAAGACCAAATCCAACAACATCCAACGTATCCAATGTCCTTTTCCAACCTTAAAAAGCAATCCTCCCTCGGTAGTTTGACTGCCAAACTTCAAAAGGAGGTTGAAAAACTGAATAGCAGTGCTTCCAACAGCAACTCTGATGACCGTCTGTGGAAGCCCGAAGTAGATAAAACTGGTAATGGTTATGCAGTAATTCGTTTTCTCCCTGCCCCTGATGGTGAAGATATTCCCTGGGCAAAGATGTACAACCATGCCTTCCAAGGAACTGGTGGTTGGCTGATTGACAACTGCCTCACTAGTGTCGGTGGTAAGTGTCCTA